GACATTAGGACGTACCGTGCCAATGTAATTAACCACCCACCTGCTGGACTTCTCAATGATTTGTTTGTCATGATCCAGCGCGGCCACGGTCATTTGCGCATCAGTCTGCATGGCAATCTGATCGGTGCGTATCTCTTCCACCCGCTGTTGGGCTATATACCCTTCCTTGGCAAGTGCTATCTCCCTCTCAGACTGCATCCGTGCAAGCTCAAGCTCATGAGCCTGGTCAGCTTTGTTTTGGAAGTAATCAAGCAGCTTGGGTAGGCCGGAGATTAAGAGTCCACCCAGCGTAGATAGTAACGAAAGCATGACTACCCCTTAGCTGTTACAACGTCTTGGCCTTTCTTAACCGTTACTTTGGAGCCTTCAACGTCAACTTGCATAGGCTGCTCGGCTCGGTCCAGCTTATCAAGACGATGGATAAGATCCTTGATAACTTCAAACTCTGGCTTCTCCTGCTTAGGCGCAGTGCCAGCAATACCATTTAGCATCTGAATCAGCGCAGTTAGTGATGCGCCAAGAAGACCCATGACGGCAGCAATTTTTTCTCCCTCAAGAAAGAGAGATGCGCCAACACCTACAAGAACAATTAAGAAGATATAAAGCAGCCCATCTTCGCCAATCGCTTTACCAGCAACTTCCTTGGCAGAATCTTGGGCCTTTAGCTCTTCAAGCCTGATCTTGGCTTGCGCTTTGAGGACTGCTAGCTCGTGGGTCTTATCATCCACAATCAGGACTCAGCCTTCTGTTCCTCAAGCTGGGCTACAGCCTGTGACTTGATCTTCTCAAACAGTACTGCGATCTGCTTATAAGGAAGATTCCCCAGCGTATCTAGCACTGTATTGACTTCATCAAGGGTGAGTTCAAGCTTGAGCGGGTTCATTCACTTTCCATGAGGTAGTGGCTTCATCCCAGCTATACATCTGACCATCGGTCGGCATAGCCACCGGCGCTTCCCATTGTGCGTTGGCATTCAGAATCCAACTTGCATAAGGCTTTGGTGCCACGAAAGCATCAATGTCAGCCCTGTAGGTATAACCAATCCCGGCGTAGTTCTTTCTGATATTGCCGTTATACGAAGTCTGCTTCCAGGTGCCACCAAAGAGTCGTTCGCAAAATGCTGCACCGATGTGTTCCTTCTCCACACCGCTGGCATCTGCGGTATCCCGATTGTCAATGACCACTACTTGGGTCACAACATTGTTTGCATCAAGCTGGGCATAGTGGGCCATGCTAAACCTCCAGTTTCAATCCGGTTAAATCCATCTCTTCGCCAACCGTTCCGGCAGGGAAGGTATTAAATGACAAGCTAACACGAACATCTTCACCTTCCACCGTCGGCACCATGTGCGTCAAACTTGATGGGAAAAGAATCAGCCTGCCCGTGATTGCTTCAAACCACCATGACTCACTGTTCCAGCTATTCCACTCAGCAGGGGGGAACTTAATCTGGCTGTAGCCGTCACGGTAGAAAAAAATCTTATCGTTGTGGTTGGTCTGGATATAAAACACACCAGACACAAATGAATTAGGATGCGCGTGTTTGTGGTGATACTGCCCCGGCTCCGAGTAATTCACCCAAGACTGTGTGAGCCTTAGCGTGACATCGTGCTTAGGATTGGTTGTGGCTTTGAAATACTCAGCCACGCAGTCTTCCATCCAGCCGCGCAGGCTCGTCATCAGCTTATCGCGCAGGACAAAGTTGTTTGCACTTGTGCGGTTGCCCATGTTGGGACGCTGTTCTAACTCCATGAGGAAGAACTTCTCCTCATCAGACAGCGGTCTACCGAGATCAAAGAACCCAACCGGCTGGGCGAATAGACCGTGCAAATTCATGCCGCCGCCTTGTTGATCATGTCTGTCCAAGCGTTATGCTCTTTGATCTGCTCTTCGGTGTAGATCGTGTTGATGGAATCCTCAAAAGCTTTGATCTTTTCCATCGTGTCTTGCACTTCCTGCCATGTCGGGCAAGGACGTGGATCATCCCAGCGTGTGAAATGAGAGTTACTGATTTCCCACTTGGCACCGGGACGAAGCAGTGCCATTGCTGTATCTACACCGTAGAGTCTGTATGTTTTGGTCATAGGATTATGAGTAGTTAGTTTTTAGGATGACGATACCAGAGCCACCAGCGCCGCCGTTACCATTACTACCGCCACCACCGCCACCACCAGTGTTGGCAGTACCTGCTGTGCCTGCGCCGCCGTTGTACGATGCGCTTGCTCCACCACCACCAGACCCCCCAGCGGCTGAACTTGAAGTAGTTGAATGGGGGCCGCCACCGCCACCTCCAGCATAGGTTACCGATGAACCAGAAATTGAAGATGCCGTACCGTTACCACCCGTTCTTACGTTGGCGCTTCCTCCTGCACCACCGACCGCACTAGCGCCACCGCCACCGCCACCTCCATAAAACGGAGCAGTAGCATTATTGGCTCCACCAGCAAAACCCTGACCAGACGTTCCGCTTGAACCTATAACAGATGTCCCGCCAGAACCACCGCCACCACCTGAGCCAAATGGTGAGCCAGACGTTGGTCCGGGTTGATCTGAACCAGCTCCACCACCGCCACCACCATATGACGTTATTGAAGAAAATACCGAGTTACCTCCGCGACCAGCATTGTTAAGAGAACTAGCTCCTGTACCACCAGTTCCGCCGCCACCTACAGTAATTACATAAGCGTCGCCTGCGCTAACAGAAAGTCCAGTTCCTGTACGGTATCCCCCCGCACCTCCACCGCCACCGCCTTGATTAGTGTCACCAACACCACCCCCACCACCACCAGCAACGACCAAGTAATCCACCGAAGTCACACCAGCAGGACAAACCCACACGGTACTGCTTGTGAATGTAAGAATGCCAACTGTTTGGGTAGATGGGTTTATGGTGTAACGAAGAATGACAATACCGGAGCCGCCTGAACCGCCTGCTCCAGCAGTTGGTGATGTACTACCCCCACCGCCTCCGCCTCCGCCTAAATTTGCAGCACCATTTTGCGCGGCAGTTGATGAATTAGACCCATTTCCACCGCCACCTGAACCGCCTGCTCCAGCAGTTCCAGAAGGAGCATTAAAAGTGCCACCACCTCCACCACCAGCATAGGTTACGCTTGATCCGCTAATAGTAGATGTATTCCCATCCCCACCTTTACCTCCCGCACTTCCTGTTCCGTTAGCACCAGCTTGACTGGCCCCACCACCTGCACCACCTCCAAAATAAGGACCAGAAAGGGTACCGTTACCGCCAGCATATCCCTGAACGGATGGGCCCGGAATTGATGGTGTATTACCAGCCCCACCTGTCCCAGATCCAGTACCTCCGCCTCCAGACCCTCCGGCTACACCATTTCTGCTTGCGTTTGCGTCCCGTCCGTTACCGCCTCCTGCGGATACAACCCCCGGTGAGGCAAAAGGTGAGGGCGAAGAACCTCCAACAATAGACGAATTACCGCCTGCCGTGACACTCGCATCAAGTGCCGCTCCTGTCCCGCCACTTCCTACGGTAATCGTATAAGCAACTCCAGCCGAAACAGTTTGAGCAGAACCTATTCTAAAACCTCCGGCGCCACCACCTGACCCGCCATTTCCGCCAGCCCCACCGCCACCAGCGACAATTAAGTAATCCACAGCCGTGACACCTGTGGGGCAAGTCCATGTCGTGGATGACGTGAAAATCTCTACAACCGTAACCGGCCCAGGCCAGTTATTGCCCATCCGAGCAACAAACTGATCCCTCAGCGACCAGATACCCGTCGCGTTATAGTTAGATGGAAATTGAGCCATGATCTATGCCTCAAGAAATCGTCGTGTAAGAACAGGTGTAAGTCAGTTTAGATGCCGTGGAGCTTGTTACCCATAAGGTTGATGCCTCGCCCGTCACGCTTGTATCCAGTAAGTACAACGAAGTTCCCGTGGTAATCACCTCAACCGTGCCGCCAACTGGAACCGTCACCGATGTAATGATAGACCGATAAGTCGTTCCATCCGCCAGCCTCAACTCTACCGTGGCACTGTAAGGCGATGCCGTGTCTATGTTAGACACTAACAATGAATTGACCTTATGCGTTGCCCCTGTCGCAGGTGCCGTCACCAAAGCATTTCGTGAGGTATCAGCAGGGGTAATAGACACCGTATGCGGTACGATGCTCGTTACAGAAACTATATTTGGGGCCGCCATATTAACCTCCGAAAACTAAAGCCATAGCTATAGCAAAACCTGTTGTAGAAAGAGTTCCAGACGTTGGCAACGTCACGTTCGTTGCACCAGTTGACGTTAAGGTAATACTGTTTGCACCCGATGTCGCCAAGGTAGAACCGTTAGCCAGTGTTAGCGTGGCGCTTGTTGCCGGTGCTGTGATAGCAACCTTGTTAACACTTGTTGCCGTTGCTACACCAAGTGTTGGTGTCACTAGCGTGGGGCTGGTAGCAAATACCAGAGAACCTGACCCGGTTTCATCCGTGACTGCCGCTGCAAGGTTAGCCGATGATGGCGTACCCAAGAAGGTCAGAATACCCGCCGCCGTGGACGTTGTACTTGGTGCAACCCCTGCGCCACCACCAATCACAATTGCATTAGCAGCCAACGCACCAGAGCTTGCCCAAGTTGTACCGCTTGAGAAGTATGGAATACCACCTGACGTACCAGCAATCGTAAATGCCGGTGTGGTCGTCGCTGTAGCTACAGAAACAATACCGCCCGTCCAGCTAACGCTAGTAACCGTTCCCGATCCACCGCCACCCGATGCAGCAATAGTGATGCCGCCAGAGGAGTTAGTAACCGTGATACCCGAACCAGCAGTCAACGTAGCAAGACTAAAACCCGATCCATTACCAATCAGTAACTGACCATTCGTTGGTGTGGCCGTATTGCCTGTACCACCGTTACCCGTGGGCAGCGTACCTGTAACCTGAGAGGCTAGGTTGATATTGCTGATCGTATTGTTAGCACCATTGATGGTCTTGTTGGTCAGGGTTTCTGCCCCTGCCAGCGTCGCTAACGTGCCTGTCGTTGGTAAGGTAACCGATGTATTGCCGTTTAAGGTCAACCCAAGACTGTAGTTACCTGTGAAGGTAATCGTATTCAGTGCATTGTTAGATACACCCGTACCGCCATTCGCAGGACTTAAATTACCCGCAACCGTTACTGCACCACCTGTTGCCGTGCTTGGCGTTAGACCTGTCGTACCAAATGAGATCGTTGCTACGGTATTACTTGTGGTTGCCAAGGTTCCCGATGTGGGAAGCGTGACGTTTGTGGCACCCGTGGAAGTCAACGTGATGCTATTAGCACCAGAGGTTGCAAGCGTAGATCCATTTGCAAGTGTCAGCGTACCCGTGGTCGTGGATACCGTTAGACCATTCAAACTTGTTGCTGTAGCTACACCAAGAACAGGTGTGGTAAGCGTAGGTGATGTTGCCCTAACGACATTCCCCGTACCGGTATTCGCTGTCCAAGTCGGCGCTGTTCCTGTGGAAGTCAGAACATAGTTAGACGTACCGATGGATAAGAAGCTTGTCGCACCTGATGCTGTCTGATAAGGAACCGATCCCGCTGCACCACCTGCAAGATTCGTAGCCGTCCCAACCGTCACACCTGATGCAGCACTCCACTGCGGTGCTGTTCCTGAAGACGTAAGGATGGTCGTGCCTAAACCAATCGCAAGCTTGGTAAACGCTGTACCCGTGGCGTAGTAAATTAAATCACCAGCGGTGTAACTAGACTGACCTGTGCCACCCTGATCCGTGGCTAGCGTACCTGTAGAGGTAAGTGCCTTAGACCCATCCGTAAAGACTGCTTTACTTGCCGTGGCCGAAGATAAAATCGGTGCCGAACTAAAGGTCTGTATGCCCGTAAATGTCTGAGCCGCATCCGTCCGTGCAATCGTTGCACTGGTCCCCGGAAAGGTCATCGTGGTGCTATCAGTACCTGCTAGCGTCAGGCTATTACTAGCCGTAAGTGTCTTGCCATCAGCAATGGTCAGTGTTGCACTAGATGCTGGAGCAGTGATCGTAACTTTGTTGTAAGCCCCGGCTGTGATGTCACCCGTGGTATCAGCGACAAATGCTGCCGAGTTCTGAATAACTTTACCCGTCAGACCGTCAAATCTTGCAATTGCGTTATCAGTAGAAGACGCAGGCCCATCTACATCACCCGAAGCAATCTCTTTGAAATCACCGGCATTCGTGTCCCAGGCTACCCAAGTCTGTTTACCCGGAGCAACCGAAATACCTGTCGTAGGCCCAGTGCTTCCCCGGATCGTGACATTGAACCCACCAGAGGTGTTGTTCATCACAATGTAGGCTTTACTGCTATTGGGTACGTTTATGTAGCGTAGTTGCGACCTGGAACCGGTACAGTTCAGGATCATGTACTGGGCTGACGTAGACCCAATATTTGTTGCTGCATTCGTGCCTTGAGTATTTACCAGCGTTACATCAGCATCTGTACTTAATGTCTGTGTACCTGCAATTGCAATATCAAGATAAGCCGTTAGGCCACGATTGACCGCATCACCCCAAGTTCCCGATTCGGTTCCTTGGACTGGGGTAATTAAATCTAATAGACTTGTATAAGGCATAACTATTCCTTACGTCGTTATCTGCGACCAACCGGCGTTTTGTGTTGTATTGATCTGCTCCCAGAACAATACAGCAGAGATGCTATCAGCACCAGATGCGTTTTCAAGTACAGATAGCTGCATTTCCACGTTGATTGAAACAAGGTCATTACCAGCCGCATTCTCAAGCACAGAACTAATAAAGCTTGCTGAACCTGAAATGCTGTCTGCACCCGCAGATGTTTCAATAATCGTTCCACCAAAATCAGCAACCCCTGCAATTGTATCTGCACCACTAGCTGCTTCAATAATATCGGTGGCAAAGTATGGGTTGCCTGCCATGAGGTCATTGCCCGATGCGGCTTCAAGAATAGATGCTGGATATTCAACCCCCGGCACAGCAACTGTGTCGTTTCCTGAAGCCAGTTCAAGAACAGAACGATCATAAGCTGACCTGCCCCAAGGCCCAAATCCCCATGCACCTGATCCCCAGCCGCCTTCACTCATGTTGCCGTGAGTCGGAACTCATAAGTAACTGAGATCACATCCCCGGATACCACAGACCGATCTCCGGGTGATTGGAAGTCTGCGGCACTGAATAACGTACCCGTCGTTCCTAAGATCGTACTATTACTTGTCAGAAAGGCACCACCCACCGTTGCGGTTGCGTCAATATTAAACACAGCCTTATTAGACGTGTTCGTTACTACCGAAGGATTGGCGTTTGTTGATGCGGCAAAAGTTGCCGCTGGTCTGGTTGCATTGCTGTAGCAATCAATCTCTGTCCAGCCAGAGTGGGAAGACATCGTATCCGAAGCAGCCGGTGTGTTACTTGCAGCAGCACCGTATAAGCCCACATACCAAGTTGTGATCTGCGCTGTTGAGTTTGCCAGTGCCGTGCCAGCCATGTACTGAAGACCGACGTTGACCACCAAGTTATCACCCTCAGCAGTCCACTTGAGGTTGCCATCTTTGTCATGGCACTCTGCATAGTACCTACCGCAGGCCACAGCCGATTCACCCCAAGATGTTTTAGCGGCTAACCCGCTAGAAACTTGATCACCCGCTTTTGCTTTTTCCATCATGCAATCCTTAAAACGGCGTTGGTAGCATCATTAACCGGGAATGTAATCACCAAGTCCTGTGCGGTTTTAGTGATATTAACCCCGAAGTTTAATACTGCAACGGAACGATTTCCATTAGTTGAGTTGTAAATAAGCGCCCCATTGGTCGTTAACGTGACGTTTGTGAATGTCGCATTTTGGAAAGACCAATAAGAAGTAGTTCCTTGAAAGCTTGGCGTGATGTTTGTGAGGATAATTCCTCCAGCGGAATAATTGGTTCCACTGACTTCACCTGCCGTCGTGTAAGCAGTCGTTGAGGCACCGAGATCCGCGTTGGCGGTGTATAGGGCCAGCTTAAAGACATCGCCCGTTCCCGTGGTGAAGTTATGAAGACCCTGCGCCACTTCAACCTTGAAGCTTGTCGTCAGGGTTTGAATGATCGCCATTACACCACCTTATCCCGAACTTGGCCAGTCCTGTACGCATCCTGGCGCTCCAGTCCATCACCAAGTCGTTTGGCTAGTATTAATGCTTCTTTGTACTTGCCATTGATATTGGCCATCAAGTCGGGCTCAAGCTTCAAGAATGTACTTGCTTCAACCAAGCATCCGTATAAAAGCACCGAGTCAAAGTTGTCACTGAGCCATGTGGTCGTTGCATCCACATTACCTGCACCAATGGAAGACGGGTAGTAGAAGTAATGAAGCTCTACCGAGTAACCCGAATTAGGCGTTGGCCCAATAATGAACGTCAGTTCTTTCGGAAATGTCGGATAGTCTGGGCCAAATAGTGCGTAACAGTATGGGAAGCCTGTATCCGTGGGCGATGGAAATGACTCACGTATGAAGTTCACATCCTTATTCAGGAGATACCTATACGATCCATCCGTATCAATCACCGCCATGGAATAGACGGCCAAGAAATCTGACGGGCACTGAAGATACTTATTGCCGCTAGTCAAACTCCCGGTCACGTTCTTGCGAAGCGATGGGAATTGAATGGTATTGAAGATGCGCTGTTCAGTTTGCTGAGCAAATGTCTGGAGCGTCGACGTCTCAAACGTCGTCTCAAGATAGTCCTGAATAGCTGTCTTCAGCTCACCCCAGTTCACGCCATCGGCCCCCGGCACATAACACCCTTGGTTGCTGCCCCTGCGCCACGCATTTTAATACCAGTCGTCTTGACTTGGCTATTAGGATTGATGGCCACCCCATGTGTGGGCTGCCAATCCTTATCCATGTTGTATGGCATTTGCTTGCCTGGATTAGGCGATGCAACAACCTTGGCGCCAGTCATCGTATGCGGCTCTGCGTAAACAGACGCCGGACCGACTTCCTTGCCGCCCTGCTTCATGGAATATTTGGCCATTACTTGCTCCTTTGGTTGGCAACCCTTGCAAGATTGCGGCCCATCTTTTTCATCATCTCTGATGTAGGGCCACCCTTACGCATTTTGGTTAGGGGCTTGCCTGGGTGCATGGCCTTCTCATGCTTATGCACAGCAGCCGCTGCCGTCTTTTTGTCCTGCTTGATGTCGTCCTTCATGTCAGCTCCTATGATGCTGTGACACTGTTCAACAATGCTTGACCCACAAGGTGATTAGGGGTCATGCCGGAATCGTATGATCTTGCACCGCCAACAGGGTTGAAGCCCCATTCAATAACTCGGCTTCCTTCAGATGGAACTCCCGTGTAAAGCGGGCTTGTTCCTACCGTGTTGTTCGTCTGCATCCCGTTGTAACCTGACTGGTAATACGAATTGGAATCGGGACGAGGATTCCGTACGGCCTGCGGGTCATTCACGGGAAACATGCCTAGCTGCAATTGCGGCTGGTCAGGCTCCCAGCAAGTCGGACATACTAGTATATTGACATTTTTTGTCTTGATTGTCAGCGGCTTTAGCTGTTTAAGCTTATAGCGGAACCCGCAGCGATCACACTGCGATATAGCCCACTTACCACTGGCAAACTGATTGGGCATTTAGAACCCACCCGTTCCTAAGAATGACTGCCTTGGCACAAACCTAATTGGTGCCTTTTCACGATCTTCAGAAGATGCAAGATCCCATGCTTCATCGTACTGAGCCTTCAACATCCCCATGCGCTCTAAGCCACCTTCTACCTTCATGGATAGCTTGTATGCCAATCCAGCAATCAGAGCCTCTTGGAATCTGAATGGAATGTCTTCCACGTTCACACCATTACCGGCGTCTTGCAACCTTCTCATGCGCCAGTAAACCAACGTGTAATAAGGACTGCTGATAGATCCTTGAT